ATGGCTCTGATGGTGGACACCTACTGCGTGAGCAATATCAAGCAGCAGGATGGCTCCTATCTGCTGCGCATTGTGGATGATGGGAAACCGCTCCGAGGCGCAAAGCCGGTATCCCCAAATCTGGACGAAGTGTTCCTGCACACCTTTTTCCAGCCAAGTGAGGGACAGATATGAGTTTTCTCTATTTGGAGGCCAGAAAAGGCATCCTGCGGCGCTATACACTGATTGCGCTGGCGCTGTTCCTATGTCTGAATACGGTCAAAATCATCGCGGACTATCACGCCGGAGAGATACGGCCCGTTGCGGCCAATACAAGCGGAATGCAGGCAGGCTACGACACCATCTATGAGCGGATCAAAGGCCCCATTACAGAGGAAACCGTACGCTTCCTCACGTCAGAGTACCAGCGGTTGGACGCTTTGACGGCAGATGGAACATATAGCCGGGAGCCGCAGGAGGAGACTTACAGCGGCTATATCTTTGGCGACTACTATCTGCTCCACAGTTACTTCTATCCCCACATGGAGTACAGTGTCAAGTATTCCTCTGATATGGAGGAGATTCTGGCCCAGGCGAAAGAAAATATGACTTTCTATCAAGAGAGCGGTAACACAGCGGGAGCGGCAGAAAATGCCTACATTCTCCATCACTATGCAGGCCGAACGATTCCTGCGTTTTATCTGTATGATGGCTGGGAAGCTTTACTGTCCTATGACTTTTCCGATCTACTGATCCTGCTTTTACTCATTTTGGCGGTAGCGCCCGCATTCACGCGGGAGAAGGAAAACGGGATGACCCTGATTCTGTCCTCCTGCAAACGAGGCAGATGGCCTCTGCTTATTTCCAAATGCGGCGCTGGAGTGATATTTGCATGGATACCGACAATCCTGTTCGCCCTGTTAAACCTCCTGGTATTTGGGCTTTTGTGCGGTTTTGATGGCTGGGGCAGCCCACTCTATGCCATCGAAAGCTATCAATATACTCCATTCTCCGGCTCGATTTTGCTGTTCTATGGATTGATTTGCGGGTTAAAGGCCATCGGTTTCAGCGTGACAGCACTCTTGCTGATTCTCCTGTCCGCCTGTTTCCAAAAATCACTCTATCCATGTCTGATGGGATTGGGGCTTGGCGTGGCATTAAACTACTGCACTGGTTGGGCGCTCTCCCCCGTGTGGTGGAAACAGGCCCTCTCCTGCATCAGCCCATTCACCTTGACCAGCGGCAGTAAACTGCTGGAAAGCCTGTCTGGGGTGAGCATCGGCGGGGTATATCTGCTCCGACTTTTCGTGGTTCTGATCGTTCAAGCTGTAATCGCGTGTCTGCTGGTCATAGCAATCAGGAGGAAATCATGCTGCAAGTAGAATTAAAGAAGATATTATTTCATCATAAAGGGCTTTTACTTCTTCTGATTGCTCTGGCGGCTTATGCAGTCTTTTGCGTCGGCAGCGGCTACGACAGCAGTTATATGATTGACCGGAATGAAGATACTTATCTGGCCTACATGGATCGCTGGCAAGGCGAGGTGACAGAGGAAAAAGCGCAGGAGATGGAGACGGAATACGCAGAAGCCACCCGCTCCGATGACGGCAGAAAAGCCGCCTTCTTGACCATCTATAACCAGTATTACTACGCAAAAGAGGACCCCGCCCATCGCTTCCTGATGGATGAGCGGGGATGGGACACACTCCTGACCCACGATGGAGTGAATGTAATCCTGCTGTTGTTCCTGCTGGCGCTTTATGTTCCAGTATTTTGTGGGGAATACCAGTGTGGGATGGCGCAGATCCTCCGTTCTTGCAGAAATGGCCGAGGGCGGTTGGCTGGAATCAAATTAGGCGTAATGGCGGCCCTGGCGGTTCTGGCGACGGCTCTGTTTCAGTTGGTGCAGTTTGTTGTTGTCTCCTTGTTGGTCGGCCTGGATGGAGCATCCTATCCGCTGCAAAGCCTGTCCTTTTTTGAACATTCGCCCTATCTCATTTCCGTTGGATAGGCGTATGGGATCGTAGTCCTGTCCAGGTGCTTGGGCGCTGCTTGGTTTGCAATCCTGATTGCCCTGCTCTCCATCCTGTTCCGGCAGACGGTACTGACTACATTTTCCGGCATCGCGGTTTCTATCCTGCCACATTTGATCGGCGGCAGCTTTCTCAAATATGTCCTTCCGCTTCCTGCGGGGTTGCTGGCAGGAACCGGCTATGTGTGGGGAACACTGACAGAGGTTGGATATGACGAGGACTGGAACCTGATTGATATAGTGACCTTTCCGGGTATCACGCCGGAGCAGTTTGGACTTTTGGTGATTCTGTTCTTGGCTATTGTCTGTCTGCTGGTTTGGCTCTGTCTCAGGTTTTATGTTGGCAGGCGGAAGGTCATTTCTACTCGCCCTCTCCTGACAGCGGCATTGATACTCTGTATGACCGTTTCATTGACTGGCTGCGGGTACAGCAATTCCCGTGAGATTACGCATGATTTTCTGGCCGATGCGTCCAAGGGAGAAAACAGCGCCTATACAGTGGAGCTTGATATGGTGGAGAACACCATCACTGCGACCAGCAAGGCCACAGGTGAGGCCATCCTGCTGACCCGTGATCCCTTTGGACAATCCGGGGCGATCTCCAGCATCTACGTTGACGAGGACGCCTGTTACTACGCTTCCAGCGGCGAGGTGGGCGATGGTTTTCAGATTTACCGAATCGACTTGAAGGATTTTTCCACACGGCTTTACTTCAGCACCGGCTCTGATAACACGGCGACTTTTTGGGGCTTGTTTGACCATGAACCGACAGTAGACGAACTGCTGGCAGATGTGGGCTCCACATCCTTTGTCATAGATGGGAATTACATCTACTATCTGCAAGGCGGACGGCTCTATAAGGTGTTCCGCTGGACGGGATGGGAGACAGTGGTTGTCCCAAACGTAGAAGGAATGGTCTCCACGGTGTCGTCTGTGTAGTCGCCTATGAGTACAACGAAGGTGACAGCCCGGTCAAAAACCTTGCGCCGTTTGTGTTTCGCTCCCTCTTCATCCCTAAATCGCTTTTTGGAGCCGTTTCGGGCGTAGGCTTCCCGCTCAAACAAAACTGCACCGACGTGGGACTCCTGGCTTTTCTGGAGGGCTTTCAGGGCCGTGTACGGCCTCGACTTGAGACCCGACTCCGTGAGCTTCTCCAGGAGGTATTGCTTGCTTTGCCCGTAGAGCATGGGTCAGCCCTCCCTTCCGATGAAGTCCTCCACGGTGGCCTTCATTTCCTGCATATCTTCATCCGACAGGCCCAGGAAGGGCCGGGCCGGGATTTTGACGCGCACCTGTTTCTTGGAGACCCACTTGCCGTTGTACTGGAACCGCATCACTTTCTTCCTGCGGGCCCGGATGGTGCGCCCTGGCTCGCCGAACTGATGGGTCGCTGCGTGTTTGGCATTGGTGCCGACCGCAAAGCCGGAGGCGTCCGACCTCGCGTGGATGGAGTTGCGGAGCTGGGCGGTCTTGACCAGGGTCTTCCCGCCCTCCAGGATTGCCCGCTTGGAGCTCTTCCACCTCCGCCCGTCCGGGCCCTTGCCCTGCCGGAAGCGTTCAAGCGTCGACTCCCGAACACCCTGGGCGAGCGCGGCGTTGATACTGCGGCGGTCGATCTCGGAGAAGCTCCGTATCCTGCGGAGCATAGCCCGGGTGTCCCCCTCCAGGCGGATGTCGTACATAGCTCACATCCCCCTCATCTGTCCCCGGCTGAACAGCCGGGGGTTTGACCGGACAGTGAAGCCGATCGCGGCTGCGCTGGCGGGATCTCCGTCAGCATCGGCCCCGATGGAGACCTTGCCCTCCGCCACCAGCGTGAGGAACTTGACCGCCGCGTTGTAGCGGTTGAGGTAAGTCTTCTGATCTGTCCCCTCGTCGATGCCGATGCGGGAGAACAGGTTATAGACCGCGATGTCTTTAGAAAATTTGTTGATGACCTTGGGGACAGGAGCGAGGGGGACGGCGTACCTCTTGGCGAGGTAGCCGTCAATCTCGCCGTCCGCGTCGGCGATCGCCGCGTCAATGATGGGGGCGACCAGCTCCTCCCGCTTCGCGGGCTCCTCGATAAAGGTGTCTCCGATGATCGCGTTGAGGGCGTCGTCCTTAATCATCTCCCGAACTTCCGCCCTGGTGCTGTAGCTCATGCCGCCCCCCCTTCCGTCAGCCAGCAGCCCCGGTGCCGTCAGAGCCGAAGGCCATCTGCCAGAAGCCGAAGCCCGCATTGCCCCGGCTGTCCGCGCCGTAAAGGAATTGCTTCTTCATGAACACGTTCTCGTCGGTCTCCTGGGTCTTGGAGACGAACTTGGCCTTTTTCCGCTGCTGGTAGATCAGCGGCTTCACGGGCCGGTTGGTGCAGAGCAGGAACCAGGAGGAGTCGTGACCGGCGAGCTGGGGGACGACCACGGGCTTCGCGGTGCCCTGCATGGTGTTCTTGGTGCCGTTCACGAAGTCGGCGACCAGAATGTCCCGGGCCTCCTTCTCCAGAGCGGGCGGGACGATCAGCTTATCCGGGACAAGGTTCAGGGCCCGGCCCTTGCTGTTGGTGAGGGACATGATTGCGGTGCGGGCCGCAATATAGGCGTCCATACTCAGCTTGGCGTGGCTCATGTTGGAGACGGTCTTCTCACCGATTTTGTGGGCGGCGGAGAAGAACGGCTGGTCATCGAAGCACTTCGTTGTGAAGCCGTCGGCCAGCAGCTTGAAGATCAGCTCATCCGGGTGCGTCGCCGCCGACTGCGCCAGCATTTCAATCCGCACATTGTAGATGCCCAGCTTATCGTCCTCGATCGCGTTGCGGTCGACGCCCACGGTCAGCTCGAAGTCCTTGTTCTTGATGGTGTAGTCGCTGGCGGTGAGGTTCTGCACCTCCCGGTCGCCAATCCACTCCCTCATGCCGGGGATGTCGCCCAGCCAGGCGTAGGTCTCCGAGTCGGTGGTGGAGGGGATGACGGAGGCGATCTCGGTGTACATCGGCTGCACTTCCGTCAGGGCCTTGTTGAAGATGGTATTAAACGCGACGTAGATGCCGCGCAGGGTCTGGGGGTTGATAACCATAGCGCATTATCCTCCTTCTGTTCGTTAGGTGCTGGCGGCGGGCGCGGTCAGGCCGTTGCCGATCTCCACAGCGACGCCATTGTCGTCGACCCGGATGACCAGCCCGGCGACCGAGGCTCCGGTGGCCAGGGCGGTCACGGTCTGGTCGTCCTGGATGTAGCAGGGCTTGAGAACGTGGCCCGCGCCGACCTTGTTGGCGGCGGTGCTGGTGTTGGCGTAGACGAACACGCCCCGGGTGACCCGGATGACCAGCTCGCCATCGCCGCCCGTGTTCTCCACGGTTTCCTCGGCCCGGCCCGCTGCCGTCAGGCCCGCCGCCTTCTTCCCGGGGATAGCGTAGCCGTCCGCGTCCAGGACGACCAGGGCCCCCTGGTAGATGGTGGTCTTAGCCTTTACCGGCAGGACGAGCTGCTTGCCGCCGTTCATGATCTCGGTGGTATCTCTCGCGTTAGTCAAAGCTCCCATAATGGCTTACTCCTCCTTCCCGTATTTCTCCAGGTCTTCCTGGCTGACGCCCAGCTGCTTGCAAACCAACGTGGTCGCCTCGTCCGGCTTGTCGGATTTGAGGGCCACGGTGCCGCCCAGGTCGATCTCGCCCATGGGAACGACCTGGGGGGCCTTCTCCACAAACGCGTCGAAGCCCTTGGGGTCGGCCAGAGCGTAGCTCCGGGCCCAGTCCTTCTGCGCCGGGGTGATCTTGCCCGCTTTCAGGGCCAGGGTGACGGCCTCGTCCGCGTCCCGCTGGGCGTTCTGCTGCTTCAGGGCCTTCAGTTCCTCCAGCACGTTGACGCCGTCGATGGTGCCGCCCTTGAGCTCCATGATCTTCGCGGTCACATCCTCGGCGGGGGCCCCGGCCTTCAGGCCCAGCAGTTCGCAGACCGCTTTGTTGGCGACGGTGGCCTCGTCCCCGGGCTGCTTGCCTTCCTTGAGGCTCTTGTTCTCGGCGACCATCGCCTGGAGAGCCTCCATGATCTGCTCCTCGGTGGCGTCCGGGCCAAGGCCCAGTGCCGCCGCCAGCTTCTGCATATCCATGTTCTCGTGTCCTCCTTCAAAATTATCTGAGTTGACGATCGGGGTCATGTTCTCGATCGCGGGGGTGTTGGTCAGGGCCAGGGAGTGCAGCCCTATGGCCTTATTGTCCATTTTGCGGACATTGACCACGGGGGAGAGGTAGCGGTATTCCTTATTCTTCAGATACTCCGCTCCCCGGGGTGTCCACTCAACAACGGCCACGATGTTCCCGTCCTCCAGCTTCAGCTCCTTCACCCAGCCAGCGGCGGGGGCCTCGACCCCCTTGAGGGTCTGGTGCTCATAGTCCACCACCAGATCGACGCCGCGTTGGGCGATCTGTGCCTTCATCGCCTGGAAGCTGCCCTCGTCCACATCAAACTCGCCCTTGGAGCTGACGACGTGGCCCAGGGGGAGGACGGTGATGGTCTCCGGGGCTCCCGTGAGCTCCACGCCGCCGCCCTTCAGAATAAAAAAGTCCTTCATTTTCCGGTGTCCTCCTTCATGCTTGCGCCGCGCCCCGTTATAACGCCGTTAGTACGCCCCACAACGGGCCCCGGGCCCCTGCCCCGTAACTTTACCCTCCCCGGCGTTGGCGTCGCTGTGTGGGCCCCTGTGCGCCTATTTTGGGGCTCCCTCCTTTTGCCGGGCTTGGTAGGCTTTCACCAGCACCTCCGGGTAGTCCTTCAGGTCGGGCTCGAAGCGTACCTTTGCCGGGTTGGTGCCGAAGTGCGGGTCGGGCGCGACTGCCGGGTATGAGGTCTCCACGGTCAGGCCCCGCTGCTCCACCTGACGCCTGGAGAGTGTTCTCACGGTGCAGCGGCACTTGAAGCCGTTGGGTGGGAACCAGGTATTCCAGACGGGGGAGTCTGCCGGGAAGACGCGGCCATCCATCTCCAGGTGACTGGGCCGGGTGTGGGAGTCGTTGACCGCGTCATATTGCCAGAAGGGGCGCAGCTCCATGACGGCGGGGTCGGTCATTTGCTGGTAATGGCCCACGTTGTAGGCCGTTTGGATATTGGTGCGGAAAATCAGGTCGGCCTGTTCCGGGTTGAGCCCCTCGTAACCCTCCGACTCCAGGAAGTCGTTCATGTTGGCCTGGAACTCCTGGAGAGTGCTGCCGTCCTCCAGCGCGGAGAGCAGCTCGTCGTAGAACTTCTTGAGGATTTGGGCCTTGGTGTAGCCGCTGACGGTGAAGGCCAGGGCCCGGTACTCCTCGGCGATCTGGTAAAAGGTCTCCGCCGTGACCGGGACGCGCTCCTTGAAGTAGTCCACGGCCTCCTGGAAGGTCATGTCCTCCCGGCTAAAGATCGTGTCAATGCCGTCCATCTTCCAGGGCCCTCCCCTCCAGGTTGGCGTACACCATAACCTTCTGGAGCAGCTCCTCCGCCTGGGTGACGTCCATCGCCTTATAGAGCTCGGCGACGGTCTTCTCGTCCTCCATCATGTCCCGGAGCTCCTCCAGGCTCCCCGCATTCTCAATTATTTTGAGAATTGGGGCGAAGGCTTTCTTGAAGCTGCCAGCTCCGCGCCTGACGGCGGCGTCGGCCAGCCGG